AAAACAATGACCATAAATAGATGCATAGTTTTGTGCTTGTTTAATTACAGAGTTTAAATTGTTACCCTCTAAATCAGAATCTTTTAAGAATGATTCTAAACTTGCTTCATCTTGCATAGAACCAAAATCTCTGCTTGGTCTAACTCTAAATAAAAATGATGAATAAATTTGAATAATATTTTTACAATGATTATCACATGGAGTGTTTGCTAATCTTTGATTAAACTCGTTATCTAATTCAAGGTTGTATCTATTAAGATATTGACCAATCATATAGTCATAACCACCATTATATGATCTAATGTAATATTCCCAATTATTAACTGTTTCTGAATAGTCTTTATGAGTGTCTAATGCTTGATCTCGAGTATATGCCATAACTATTTAATTGCCCATCTTGTTGGTCTGGAAAATACTGCCTGAGTTGTAAGAGGTTTTAAAAAATCAATCATATAACCTATTGCGTCATTCATGTGATCAAAACCATCTTCCTTATCAGGAATATTCGTATTCTCCTTGTAAATTTGTCGTTGCAATCCTTTTACAATAGTTTTACACGATTGTGAAACAAAAATATGCCTATTACCATTAGAATCTTTTAGTTTGCTATTAACAGCATTTATCCTATCTCGGATAGCTGGGTGTTTTAATTTACATTTAACTTTAAATCCTGCATTTTGTAAAATACTTAAATCAGTCCTACCACCAGCAGATGTCTTTCTTTGCCTTGAAGCTGGGTCAGGATAAATAAAAATAGGTATTTTAGTTCCATATCTGTTTCTTATTTCTTCTACCATTTCATCAGTATTGCTTGAATAAATTATAACCTCATCTAAAAAAAATATTTTATCTTTTTCTATTTGTCCTACACAAGCACTCATTGGGTCCACATTAAAGTCCATGCCAATATGTAATGGTTTTGTCCAATCTATTTCTTTTTTAACTACACTTTCTACAGGGTGGAAATTATAATAAACACTACCAGCATAATTCTCAAATGTACCCTCAAACTCTTGTCTAAAAGTTCTAATATCAATATCTTGTTTAGCTTGCTCTATTTCTTCCTTTGATACCATTCCACCTTGCAAGGTAGTAAATTGAAATGAATCCCACTCCTTGTCGCCCTGTTGTCCTTTAAGGTACATTCTATACGACCAGTTACCATAGCCTTTTGGTGACCCACACATTAGTACATCTCCCTCAGTGTCAGATACAGAAGCCCTTAAAACTTCTGTCCAAGCCTTTTCCTCAATATCAGCAAATTCGTCTAATATTAAAAAGTCTAATCCTACTCCACGCAGACCATCATAATTATCACAACCCTTTAAAGATATTTTACTACCTGTTTTTTTGATTGTTATAGTCATATTAGATTCATTAATATTTTCTATCCAGTTAAATTGTGAAAGCATATCTTTTAAATTAGACCATACGATCTCTTTAGCCATTTTAAATGTAGGTGCTACATACCATATTTTTTTATTAATCTGTGTTGCATACTTCATCATTTCAGTAATACATAAATAGGTTTTACCAAATCTACGACCTGATACTAATACTCTAAATCTTTTATTACTTGATGAAACTTTATGTTGGGGTTTCGTTAGTGTTATGTTCATTACAAAAATAAGATATATATAATTTTTCTTTGTTAAATTTTTCTTTGTATTCGTTAGTTACTTTAATTGTAACAGTAGCACCAGCTTTAGTGCAATCTGTCCATGTGTTAAATTTAATAGGGTGTACTGCTGGAGTATTACAGAATCCTGTAATTGCAGAGCAGATAGTATAAGCTAGAACGAATTTCATTCTTTAGATACTATCTTTTTAATTGATTTACTTCCATCTATATTTTCTTCTAATTCAGCTTGTACTTTGCCACACATATATTGAACATTTACATTTATATCTCTTTCAGCAAGTCTTTTACCTTTTAAACATTCACTCATTGATTGTTGTATTCTGTGTTCTTTTAATTCTCCAGCTATAAACATACAAAGAGCAACAACACTACTAATAACTGTTTCCATTTGCAAATTCCCTTTGTTTATCTTTTAATTTCTCAATATCTTTTAATGCCTTTTCAAGTTGTTTAGAAATAAACTCGATATTAACTTTATTACTCATATTTTGTTCTTGAGTTGATTGTAGTTTTTCAACTTGTTTATATAAATCCTCGATTAGCATAAACTGTTCGCTATCTGCTGGTAAAGAGCCCATAAGACCTCTTGGCCATTTGATTCTAAACTCTGTATTCTTTTCAAGATCAGCTTCCATTAATTGTAGTCTTGTGTGATGTTGGTTCTGAGTTTCAATTAAACCAAAATAAGCCCAAGTTCCTATTGCAACCATACCTATTAAAGATGCTACTGTTTTCATAGGCATTGAAACTTTTGCTTCTTCAGAAATCGTTAGTGGTTTACTCACATTGGCCTCACACAAAAAGCTAGTAACACAAAACATATAATTAACATTCCTGTAAAGTAATAGTTCATATAAGCACACTCCATATTTATTCCTTAGGAAAGTTCATTCTATTGTCTGGCGATTTTACATTAATATCTTTTTTCTTTTTAGGTGCATCAGATACAAACCTATCAAATATATAACCCATAAAATCATCTACCATTCCAAAAATCTTATAAAAAAATTTATCTATCATAGTTTAAAACCTTTTTGCCATGATTTAACTGCCCAATAAACAGGAGTAGTATTTAATTGTTTGCCTGATCGTTTAGCTTTAGCAAGTATTGGTCTAAATCTTGCCATAAATGATCTTTTTCTAGCTGGGATATTCTTTTTGATAGATAGCTTCTTATCGCCAAAATTAACTTTGACTACTCTGCCTGTCTTCCTATTCTTTACAAATACTTTAAATTTCTTAACATCGCCACGCATGGGTTTATTAAGTTTTACTGATCTACCTTTAAATTTAGCCATAAAAACTAAATATCATAGATATTTTAATTTATCGAGTAATTTATACCAAGATAACTTATATTTTTTATCTTTAGTTTTATTATAAAGATTAGCAATAGTATCTAATTCTTCTGTTATCTTTTGAAGTATCGTTTTCGCCATTCATCACATACATAAGTATCTTTAACACCTTTAGCACCCCACCTACCACAGAATGATCTTTTGTTAGAATATAATCCACAATCTCCACAGCTATTTCCTTTTAATGCTTTAGTAAATGATTGAGGTAAGGAATAATCTATAATTTCTCCTGTAGGATAAAAATTTGATCTTTTTTCACTCATGATTTAATTAAATTATTTAATGCCTTTACAATTTCTAATGCTTTGTTTAATTTTCTTAAAGCTACATCTCTTTGTATTTTAACTTGTTCTAATTCTTCTTTTATTTTTTCTTTTTCTAATCTTAATTTAAGATTAACATTTTCTCCTATTTTATTTTCCTTGTCCACGATATTTCCCTTTTCCTTGTTGTCTTCGTTTATGTTTATTAAGTGTTGAAGTTATTTTTCGCCTACCAATAGAGGTTCCTTTTTCTGTTTTAGTGTAGTTAATAACTGCACCAAATACATTCCCTTTACTTTTTGCCATCGTCTATTTCATCAGGCTTAGCATTTATAATTAATGGTAAAGGCTCATTAAAGTTTGTTTGTTCTATTTTATCTCTTTGATCTAAATGTTGTTTACCTAACCATATTTGCATAACTACATTACCTGATAAAGCTTTCTCAAATTGTGCTCTCCTTAAACTAATTCTGCCCATCTCTCGTCCCTTTTTTATAAGGTGGACATAATGCCTTTGTAATGTCTTAGTAGAAACTTCACAAAATTCTGCAATCTCGTCAAAAGTACAATGTAATTGCGCTAATTTCTTTACAGCTTCAGGGTCTATTTTTTTAAGTGGTCTTGCCATTTACTCTATTATGTCTTTTTTTAGTTTAATTTCAAGTGTGGAGCGTAGGGATTGGAATTGCACCATCTATCTAAATGGGGGTACCATCTAGCCTTTCTAAAGCCTACGCAGGATATTTCTTAATCAAACTTTTAATTCTACTCATTAAATCTTTATTATATAAATAACAATATTTATATTTAGGTTTTGTTCTTACTTTTTCATATTCTGATAAATCTCTATTTGCTAATGTTCTAGGGTGATAAAATTTACCATTTTTTCTATATTTTACATTTGGAGCAGTATCACCAATATAATACCAGTTCATAGCCTGATATATAGTTCCTTGATGCCCTTGTTCTGGGTCTGCATACGAAACTAAAGCTTTTATATTAGGAAAATCTTTTTTTAATTTTTTCATACTAAAACTAACTATTTTAGAAACAGGATTATTATGATTATCTAATGCAACTCTAACTAATTCAGATATTTCATGCATTTTTAAATTAATAAATTTTCCTATATCTTTATTAACACCACAACCATATAAAATTGTGCCTATAAATTTACCTTTTTCCCAAACTCCAAACCTAACTAATCTTCCACCAGGTACTATTTTTGAATAATGCCATTTAGTTACTGCATATTGTGATGTTTTATGATTGCAATAATCTATAAATAAAGGTTTATCTTTCCAATTTTTGTCCACACTTACTACAAATTCCTTCTGTTTCTGTATCTAAATTAGATTGATCATCTTTATTAGATGGTTCAAAATTATCAGGATTATTCATAAATTTTTTTAATTCTTCTATTTCAAATCCTAAGACATCAATATTAAAGTTGTTTTCTTGTAAAGCTTCTATTTCTAAATTTAATGTAGGAAAATCCCACTTATTATCTTCTGCAACTCTATTATCAGCTATTCTATATGCTTTTTGTTTAATATCATTTAATTCAGCAATAACACATGGAACTTGTTTTAATTCTAATTTTTTAGATGCATAATATCTTGTATGACCAGCAAGAATAGTTTTATCTTTATTAATTACAATAGGTTGTTGAAATCCAAATTCTTTAATAGATGAAGCAACTTTATCAACATTTAAACTTTTTCTAGGATTATTAATAAATGGAACTAATGTATCTAAATTAATTAATTCAATTTTCATATTAAATTATAAAGTTTTTTTAATAAACTTGGGTTTTGTTTAAATATCTTTGTAAATCCATTTCCTACAGCAATAGCAATTTTTTCTTCTGATTTAATTTTAACATTAACATTTTCAAAATGTATTACAATATGAAATAATTCATGAATAATAGTATCAAATAATTTTAAACCTTTTATTCTTTTATCAATCACTAATAACTCTTTTTCAGTTTCAAAATAACCATATAAATTTTTTAATATTTCAAATCTAACATTAATCTTTTTTCTACCATATTTAATGTTTTGTAAATTCATCTTTAGTTAATGTTGCTCTAAGATATTGTAATTGCATTTTAAGTTGTCTATTTTCTATACTTAATTTAATTATCCTTTTTCTGCAATACTTAAATATTCTTAAAATAGCTATCATTGATCTAATTGAATTTGATGTTTTTCGTCAAATTTATCTATTCTATAAGATTTTCCATCTTTAGTAAATTTTTCAAAGGAACCCTCAGAACCTTTATAGATATATCCTAATGCTTTAAGTCTATCAATTAAATCTGGAATTTGATTATTTTCTTCTATTTCCCATCTTCTTTGAGATAACCAAGTAGAAAAATGAGGTATAAATTTAACATCTTCTATTTCTTTAATTTGATTATTATACATTCTTGCCATTTGATCATTAGTAATTTCTTCAATATTAATTTTCTTAAACTCTTTATAAGCTTTAAATTTTGAACCTCTCCTTTTATAAAGATTATTCCAAAGTTTCTCAAATTCTAGATCATATATATTATTACTAGGTATAGGTTTAGGTATAGGTATAGGTGCTTGAGTTTTGCTTGTAGCTAAATCTCGTTTTGCTAGACCACCTTTTTTGCCAGCTTCTGCTCTAGCATTGTATTTATCAGTTAAATAAGCATGTTCATGTAATAATCTTTTGTTTGTCCATGTATCTTCTTTTGGATTAACTTTAAAAAATTCTCCTAAAACTTCATCTACATTTAATTTGCATTCTTCTGTTTTACATTGGCAGATTCTATATGCTGATTCAGTTTTAAAAGGTTTAGCATTTTTAGTCCATGCAAAGCTTAATAGTCTAATATATATTCCTATAGCTTCATTAGTTAAATGGACAGTTTCAGCAGTAAATGTATCTGTAAATAATTGCAATGCATGAAATTTATTCGTTTCCTTTGTCATAAAATATATCTTCCTTTTCTAGTTGTTTGATTTTTTGATTT